ATGGATGATCTGTATCAACTTCTACGCGAAGACGCACTGCAGCTCTCTAGTGAGTTCCGCAAGGCATCCATTCAGGGGCATGGAACCTCGCAAGAAATTGCCGAGTTCCGAGAAAATGCCGTGCAAACGTTTTTGGCGCGTTATTTCCCGTTCCCACATCGGATCGCAAAGGGGAAAGTCCGCGATTCGTTTGGCAGCATCGCCGCATCCATCGACTGCGTCATCTGCGCCCCAAACCATCCATACACGGTGAGCGCTCGAGATAAGTTCAGCCTGTTGCTGGCAGAGGGCGTGGACTCTGTCGTTGAGGTCAAGCCGAATATCGCTGATAAGGCCGAACTTCATCGGGCACTTGAACAGGGGCTAACAGTCAAGAAGTTGCGACGTGCAACCACCTTGCTTTTTCGTAAGCATCATCCAATGTCGGAGTGGGCGAGGCGGGTGCCCTTCGGTGTTTTCTCCATGCAGTGCAAAGCCTCTCCAATCGAAACTGGGTTTGAGATATTGGAGTTTTACCAAGAGCGTGGCATCGATCCAATAGATCAAGCCGATTTCGTTGTAGTAAACGACGTGTGTGTATTCTCAAACTTTGTCGATAATTCTCTGAATCCTTGGAATATGGAAGGATTTCCAAACAAGACTGGGTGGTTTTATGAAGGTTGGGGGAAAGACAGCCTAGTAGGGTTCTTGATGAGGCTTCATCAAGTAGCACACGCCGGAATGAAACTACAAGAAGACGTCTTGCCGCGTTACCTAACCCCGCCCGCGGATGCACGATTTATGGTTGTGGATCTCGCCTATAAGTATGGAATCTACAAGCAGCTTCAAAGCCAACCGGGTGTCGACACCGCCACGATGCAGCGCGCTGTTCGGGCTATGACTGGAGAAGGCTAGAGTCTGTGTAATCAAGCGGCGCTGGCCTACCAAAAAATAGGAAAGATTTATTTTTTCTACTCTAAATACCCGCCACCTGGCCGGTAGTTATCGCTCACTACCGGTTGCTTTCCACTAATAGTTGTCTGCTGGAACCATCTGAAGTCGACTCAATCCGACCGGCAGCCGTAACAGAGTTGCGCTCACTTTCTACTCGATAATACAAAGCTTGAGAGCACCGTTCGGTATCTTGGCATTGAGGTCGATGACGCCTTGGAGATGGCAGAGCAGACGGAGGTTTGACCAGGCATAGCGACGGCCGGAGTCAGCCCGTCGCTAACCGGCCAAAAGCGGACGTTTATAGCAAGGAAGTAACCCCTATTCACCTTTATCGTTTGTGTAAATGAGCTCGTTCGGTACTTCAATTGCGGTTCCGAGCACGGTACTCATGTAAGAGCGGATATCAAATCCCGGGTGAAGGGCGTGGCTCTCAAGATCAAACCAGAGGCGCTGCAAGAACATGAACAGAGACTTGGCTGGATCAACAAGAACAGTCTGTCCTTGAACTTTCGTCTGAAAGGCTCGCGTGATTCCTGCATCAGTAGCAACGGCAACCCAGCGTTGCACATAACCATTGGTACTTGCCATATGGATGACACCCTGATCAAGTGCGCATGCGCGGATGACGCGGATCTCGGGGTATTTTGGTGCTGCGTCACGCAGCTTGACGCCACGAAATAAATACTGCCAATCGAACCACCGGGCGAAGGTTTCGAATGACTGGCAATCGGTGCGATAAGCAAATGCGTACAGCGCTGGTGGGTAATGGTGAATTTGCTCTTCCCGCGTTTTGGTCTCCCAATAAGGCGTGAGAGCTGGCCGAAACTCAAGGTCCGAGACAGAGACGAGATTCTCCAGTGCAACCTTTGCCTCTGTGGATGACATAGAGGTTTTTACTTCTATAACTGCATACACAATTTCAACGGGATAGACCTTGCGGAAGAAGCTAGCCTGTCTTTCAGCGTCGTAAATAACGATATCGGCCTGTTTGCTGACCTTTCCATGTCGGTCAATTATTAATGCATTGACCTCAACACCGAATCTCGGCGGCAGAAACTCGCGTATAATTCCAGCAATAGCAATTTCGTTCTCGGATCCGACGAGACCAGCATGCGGCAGCTTGCGATTAAACAGTAACGCGTCTGCCTCCAGCTTGTTGTAGATGCTGGAGAAATAGTGATCCAAGAAGTTGCGGTCTTCCGTTGGTGGCGAGTGAAGCATTCCGCCAAAATTCGGAGGTGCGTCAGAGGTCATATTACGAGGCTCAGCTATAAGTAGGCTTGGTGTAATGTTTCTGCTGGTTGTAATGGCGTTATTTTAATTAGATTATCCCATTGGGTTGAAGCTGCTCGCCGCAGTGCAGTAACGCGTCTTCATTCGATCACTGCTTACTTTTCGGTCATTGTCATAACGCGCACGCCAGATTCTGCATTGTTCATGGAAGTGCTGCTTGGCAGCCTTACGACACTCGCGGTAGTCGATTGAGCCGCGTCGGTGATTGGCGCAGACACTGGAGCCATCTATGTGATTGTTTACGGATAGCCATTCTGCTAGGTAGTTTGTACCCCCATTCCAGCTTTTGATCCACTTAGAGGTTCGTTCGCGGCTTGCTCGATTGGTTTGGCGCTGCTGTGTTTGCTGGGGCGCAGATACTACTCGATGGGGTGCTGACGGTGTGTAGGTGTTGGCCGGTTTTTGCCGCCTGTAATTACTATCGTTATAAACAGTCTGCTTAGGCTGGTTCTGTTGATGATTGCGTGCATTAACACTTTCCCAAAAAAGTTCTTCTGATGTCTTTTGGGGCTGGTCTTGGGGAGTGTGAGCGTTAGGGGTGTTAGCAGATTTCTCAAGGTTAGAGGGTTGGCTGGGTTGTGTTTTTGGAAGGAAAGAGAGTTTGTTTCCTGCCATGTATAAAGCCAACCCTGAAATTCCCAGCCCTAGAGCGATTGCAAGCGACCATTTACCAAGGCTCTGGCTCTGCTTTCTTCTTAAGTATTCCGGTGCATCATCCTTGTCAGCTTTCATTCTTGCCTTCCGTCCGTAGGGCATACCATTGCAGTGCTGCTTTTCTAGTGATCGCTATCCCGTGTTTTGATTGGGCAAGTTTCGATTGGCTTCGTCATAAGATGGACTAGTTTGTCCAATTTCGGGCATTACTTCTCCAGTCATGAGCCACCAACGATACTGGGGATAGATTGTCCCAAGCTGTTCTAGCTCTTCTGCGCCAATCCTTGCCCTACCTCTCTTAATACTCTGCCAGCGGACGTAGTCCTTGCTATTGACCTCTGCCAACTCTTTCAAGCTGGTCTGATCGAGCAATTGAAGTGCTCTATTGGCCATGCCTTCAGCCATTGATAAATACCATTATGGACTATTGTCATATTTTCTTTTTTATGGATAATGTCCATATGGACTTAATCCATAAGTGAATTTCGCTAATGTCACGAATAGTGACGGAATGAGCATGGAACTGGAAGAGCTTAACCCCAGTGCCCTGATAGGGCCGCAACAGGATGTGGAGTCCATCGAACGGTGGGCGGAGCGCAACGGCATCAGCTACGGCACCGCTCGCGCCTGGGTTTACCGGGGTGTGCTGCCGTCGGTGAAGCTGGGAAAGCTGCGCATGGTGAATAGCGCGCTGCTTCGCAACTGGCTGTTGGAACAGGAGTGGACGGCATGAGCCGCACCGATCCGCAATTCAAGCTCCGTATGCCTCTAGCCCTTCGCGCTCGGGTTGAACAGGCTGCCAAGGCCTCTATGCGCTCCCTGAATGCCGAACTGGTCTTTCGTGTTGAGCAGAGCTTTGAAGGCGTTGAGCTAGCGCGCGTTCTGTCGAGCAACCCGATTAACGCCTTGTTGGGCTTCCTTGAGGGCTATCTGCTGCACGCGGCAGAGCATCCCAGCGAACCCTTCAACCGCGCCCTGATGCTGATCGATGGCCTCATGGACTCCGGCTACCTCTCCCAGCCGGAAGAATCCTATCTGACCGACCTGCGGGTTGAGGCTCTCGCCTGGGGCCGTGCTCGCCAAGATAAGGAGGAAGCTGACCATGTCGTCTCCGAATTACTTGCGCCAAACCCACGCCCCGGACTGCGCTTGCTCTGTGTGCTGGTCCGCAAGGCAGGTCATCCCATTGCACAGCCCGTCGCCGTGTCCGGACTGCCGGCCCCCTGGGCTGCCCTATCGGGAAGGTGGCCGCTGGCTCTGCCGTCCCCGTTCCTTCTGCGCGAAACACGACCCGTCCCGGCGTCCGCCGAAGTACTGGCACGTTGTGTACGACAGCGGGAAACCCACGCCCTTCGTGCCCGTGCGCGAAGCATTCCAACTGGAGGGCTGACCCATGCTCGCTGACACCCTGAAAGCGCTGCTCCTGCTCTGCCTGATCCAGGCCGCCCGCACCGTGGCCGATCCGGTCAAGGGCCGCGCTCCCGGCTCGTCGGAACAGCCTCACCGTTCCGGCGAACGGAAGCACGGGCGGAGCGCACCCTTGAACGCCTCTCCCCTGAAACAGCCTCTGCTGGGGAGTGTGGGGCAGCTCCTCCGCCCCGCGCTCCCGAGCCCTCGGCGGCAAGAGCGGGATGACAAGGGCAGAGCCCTTGGTGTTGCTCTGCGGGTTCCAAGGGGAAGGGTTCCCCTTGGCCGTCGGAGACGACGTTGCGATAGGGATCGTTACCCGGATGGGCCAAGACGAACACCCGTGGTTGGCTTGGTTCGCTAGCGAATAGAGCCCGGCCCGAAGGGATCGCCCGACAAATCACTTTCACCCAACACCGCTGAATGAAGGCGAAACAGCCGAATTTGCAGCAGCGGGACAACTCACGCCGAAAAAGGCGAATTGAAGGAGAAACACCGATGAACATGTTTGCAACCCAAGGCGGCGTCGTCGAACTGTGGGTCACCAAGACCGACACCTATACCTCGACCAAGACCGGGGAAATCTACGCCTCGGTCCAATCCATCGCCCCGATTCCGGAAGGTGCCCGTGGCAACGCCAAGGGCTTCGAGATCAGCGAATACAACATCGAGCCGACCCTGCTGGACGCCATCGTCTTCGAAGGCCAGCCGGTGCTCTGCAAGTTCGCCAGCGTGGTCCGCCCGACCCAAGACCGTTTCGGCCGGATCACCAATACCCAAGTCCTCGTGGATCTGCTGGCCGTGGGCGGCAAGCCGATGGCGCCGACCGCCCAAGCCCCGGCCCGCCCGCAAGCGCAGGCCCAAGCCCCGCGCCCGGCCCAGCAGCCGCAGGGCCAGGACAAACAAGACAAGTCCCCGGACGCCAAGGCGTAAGCCGTAGGAGGCCGCGATGCTCCGCTATCTCTCGCTGTTCGCGGTAGGTCTGGCTACCGGCTACGCCTGGGGCTGGATCGACGGCCTAGCGGCCTCCCTGGCTGTTTGAGGACTGATCGCTATGTCAGGCGTTGTCGCTGTGCAGGTGTGTACCGCGTGGACCTCGACCCCCGAGGGCTTCATGGCGTGTCGCGAACTCGCATGGCAACAGGCCTACCTGATTCCGCCCGAGGCCGCTGGATACGTGGACATCCTGGTCAACGGTGGTTTCTCCCCGGAAGCCTTCGGCATCGGTGCCGCTGGTGTCTTGGGATCGTTCGTGACGGGGCTTTTGATTGGCTGGGTCGCGTCACTTCTTCGTAAAGCCAAGTAGAGAGGAAACACCATGAAAGCAATGAAGCAACGCATCGCCAAGTTCAGCCCGGTCGCCTCGTTCCGCAACCTGTGCATCGCCGGTTCCGTCACTGCCGCGACTTCGCTGCCGGCCTTTGCCGGGGTGATCGGCACCAGCGCGGTGGAATCGGCGATCACCGATGGGCAGGGCGATATGAAGGCCATTGGCGGCTACATCGTCGGCGCCCTGGTGATCCTGGCCGTCGCCGGCCTGATCTACAGCATGTTGCGCAAGGCGTAACGGGTGCTCTGGTCGGTGTGGTTGGGGGCGTTCTTCGCCGGCGCCTTCATCACCGGGTACCGGACCGGCGAATTCTTCTAACCGAACAGACCGAGGCGGAAGCCCCTCCGGAGTTTCCGGCGGGGCTTTTTATTACCCGGAGAAAAGATAAATGAGCATTAAGACATTGATATCTGTCCTGAGGGTAACGCTTCTTACGGCGTGCTTGTTGCCTTCGTTATTCTTTGTTCGGAGTGCTATTGCGGGCCCTTATATATGGGAGGTTGTTATGTACTCCTCCAGTGGCTCTAGCACTCCTGCCGAAGCATGCGAGAAAGCACGGGTTGTTGCGGATAGGTCTCCGGATTGGAACTATACAAGCGCCACGCCCAAGATGAATGGGTTGGATAATTCATATTGTTCTGTTGTGTATGTTTCTCGCAGAGACCCTAGTGTTGTTAATACTTGTGATGACTGCGCTAGCTGGAAGCTTTTTAGAAAGGGGGATCAGTGTGCCAATGCTGATGATACCTACAATGCCTCCACGGGTATTTGTGAGCCGCCGCCCAAGGAGTGTAAGGAAGGCGAACTGTTCCCGGCCAAGGGCCCGGACTCGCCCGTAGTTACCTCGGGAGGCCGTAACTATGTCGGTGACGGCGGCGCCCCGACCGCCTGCTATCAAAGCTGTGAGTATGGCGGCAATCCCAGCCCGGCCAGTTGCTATCTGGTCAAAGGCTCCACCACGACGGGCTTCTGCAATTACATCCTCAAGGGCACCGGCCAAAGCTGCGGTGCCGACTCCTACACCTTCTCCCAGACCGGCGATTCGCTGAACCCGCCCGACACTCCGAACACCGATCCTTCCGACCCGAACGACCCCGGCTGCCCGCCCGGCTGGTCGTGGTCGGGGACTACCTGCGTCAAGACCCCGACCGATCCCACGGATCCAACCGACCCGACCACGCCGGGCGGTGACGGCGGCGGCGATGGCAATGGCGGTGGAAACAATAACGGCGGCGGCAATGACGGCGGCACCGGCAATGGCGGCGACGGCAGCGGGGGAGGGGACGGCAACGGCGGGGGCGATGGTAGCGGCGACGGTGACGGCAGCGGCACGGGCGGCGATGGCAATGGCACCTGCGACCCGGCGAAAGAGAACTGCTCCACCGGCCCAGAAGGCCCTGGCGGCGAACTCAAGGAACCCACGCCCGGCACCTGGGATGACGCCATCGCCACCTGGGAAAAGAAGGTCGAGGAAGCCAAGCAAGAACTCAAGACCAAGGTGAAGGCCAACGTCGACCAGATGAAGGGCGCCTTCGACCTCAACCTGGCGGAAGGCGGCGGGCAACTGCCCTGCGAGTCCATGACCATTTGGGGCAAGTCCTACTCCCTCTGTATCTCCGACTACGCCGGCCAACTCTCCAGCCTGCGCGTGGCGCTGCTGCTAATGGCCGCGCTGATCGCTGCCCTCATTCTGCTGAAGGACTGACCCTATGGAATGGCTCTCCGGTTTTCTCGATCAGATCATCGCCTTCTTCCAGTGGATCTGGGATTTCTTCGCCCAAGGCATCTATGACTTCGTGCGCGACGGCCTGGTGGTCGCCACCAAGGCGTCGATGTACGCCGCGCTCCAGACCCTGATCCTGCTGATCGATGTCAGCTACACCGCCGCCCGCGAACTGATCGACAGCCTCGGCGTGCCGCAGATGATCCGCAGCATGTACGCCGCGCTGCCGGGGCCGATTGCGGCGGGTCTGGCCTTCTTCGGCGTGCCGCAGGCGCTGAACATCATCATGGTCGCGGCGGCGACGCGCTTCTGCATGCGCTTCGTGCCGTTCATTGGGAGGTGATCCGTGTCGATCAAGATCCACCACGGCCCCAATGGCTCCTACAAGACCTCCGGCGCGATCCAGGATGACGCCGTGCCCGCGCTGAAAGACGGGCGGGTGATCATCACCAACGTGCGCGGCTTCACCCTGGAGCGGGCCTATCAGGTCTTCCCGGACCTGCCCAACACGGCGGAAATCATCAACCTCGATCTGGAGTCGCTGGAAGACCTCGAAAAGATGCGCACGTGGTTTCAGTGGGCGCCCCGCGGGGCATTCCTGATCTTCGACGAAACCCAACTGCTGTTTCCCAAGTCCTGGCGGGAAAAAGACCTCGAACGCTTCGACTACCCCGGTGGACCGGAAGCGGCCCACGCGGCCGATCGCCCCATGGGCTGGCTCGACGCCTGGACCCGGCACCGGCATTTCAACTGGGACATTGTCCTCACCACGCCGAACATCTCCTACATCCGTGACGACATCCGCATGACCTGCGAGATGGCCTACAAGCATTCCAACCTCGCGGTGATCGGCATCCCTGGCCGCTACAAGGAGGCTCAGCATGACGCCCAACTCAACCGTCCGCCCGCCGATGGCACCATCATCGAGTACAAGCGGATCCGAAAGCAGACCTTCGCCCTCTACCAGTCCACGGCCACCGGCAAGACCCAGGACACCAAGGCCGGCAAGAGCCTCTTCCGGTCGCCTAAGCTGGTTCTTCTACTGGCATTGCTGGCCGGCACTATTGGCTTTGTCTGGTATATGGGGCCTCTGCGCACGATTGGCGCTCCGGCTGCTGCGACACCTGCCGACGCTCCTGGCGACCCTGCTCAAGCCCCTGCTGCGCCCGCTGCTGTGGCTGCTCCAGCGCGTCCTGCTGCGAATAGCTTTCTTCCTCCTGGGCTTGTACCTGATGGGCCTGCTGCTGCGCCTGTTGATCTGAACGCCCATCCCTTCGCCGATCGGCGGATCTCCATCCTCGCTCACGCCTACCGCCAGTCGCGGGGTGATATCTACCTGTTCGCCCTGGAGGATCCCACGGGCCGGCGCCTGGAACTCACCAGTTGGCAACTGATTGGCTCCGGCTACCGGGTAACGCCCAAGGGCGAGTGCGTCGTAGAGCTTCGCTATGAGGACTGGAAACAGACCGTCACCTGTGCCGGGAGGCAGGCCGGCGCGGTGGCCAGCATCGCTCCGGCAGCGCCTGTCGCCGCGTCCGCAGACGCACCGGCCAGGGGTCAGTCGCCGCTGACCATCGTCCCCGATTCCGAATACGCCTCGCGGCCCTGGAGGCACAAATGATCGATTGGGAATTTCTCGTCCCGGTGGCGATGGGCTGGGCGCTGCATCACTGGTGGACGGTGATGACGGCGCTAGCGGCGGTAGGGGGGCCGCCATGAGGGGGCGGGCCGCGCCGCCGGCCGGGAGCGCAAGGCATGAGCGATAGGCCGAAGGCGCGGCCGACGCCCCTGTAACACGTCAGATAAGCCACCTATTGCGGTTTCAATTCGTACCAATTTGGATCGTTAAAGATGAAGAAAATCAGCCATCAAATTCGCGTCAGTATCGAGTCGGACGGTCAGGTCTTGGAAAGCCCGAAAGGGCGGTTGTTCTTCGACGACACCACGGCTCAATTCACCGATCTGTCAGGCGTGCGCATTCTGCGTTGCGGCGTGGATACGGTGCGGCAGTTGTACAACGGCAAGCTCCGGCCGGAAGTCATGGCGCTGTTTGACCTGTCGGTGGATGTGGTCGAGTTCGCCGGCTACGAATGGTCCAAGGGCCGTATCGGTCGCGACTCCGGCTATCAGTACCGCCTGCAGAACGCTGAAATGGGTCTGATCCTGCTAATCAAGAATCACAACATCAAGGTCGACACCATTGGCTCGCACCTCAAGATCGAGGTATCGCCTCACGCCCTCGATGGCGCCGATCCGCGCATCCTCCAGGGCGTGCTGGATGATTTGGCCGCTGCCGTGCTGAGTCACTGCGAAACCAACCAAGCCGCTGTGCATATCGCCCTGGACGTACAAGGCTGGAAACCGCCTCGCGATCTGGTGGATCGCATGCATTGTCGCTCGCGTCGGGTGCGCCAGATCAGCGGGATCGAGCGGATCGAGTTCGACGGCAACGCCTCGGTCTACGGGCGTGGCGAGACGTACATGTTCGGCTCGGCCAACGGTCTGCAACTGTCGATCTATAACAAGACCCTCCAGGCTCGGGCCACCGACAAGCTCGACTATTGGGAAAGCGTGTGGGCAACCCTGAACGGGGATCCGTTCGGCGATGGCGACCCGGCCTATAACCCCCTGGAAACGGTCTGGCGGCTCGAATTCCGCTTCCATCACTCCATCGTCCAGCAGTTCTCCGAAGGCTCGCGTATGGCCTCGGGGGAGGTCATTGGCTGCCGCACCTATGAGGGCCTCTGCCCGCATCTGCAAGGACTGTGGAACTACGCCTGCGAAAGCTTCAAGCTGCTGAGCCGGACGGCGGTCTACGATCCGTTCTGGAGCCTGATCAGCCAGGACGCCCGTGTCCAAGTCGAGTGCGATCCGCTGATCGAGCGCACCGAGTATCGGCGCTACTACAAGACCGCCAAGGGCTTCAGCGGGCGCAACTGCGAGATGTTCCTTGGCCAGTTCGTGAGCCTGATCGCGCGGGAGCGTGTCCCGGCAAAAAAGGCTATTGAGTCCGCCCGCAAATTGGAGTTCTGGCACGTTATCGAAGACCACTATCTCGCCAAGGGTTGGACTCGTCGCGATCTGGAAAGGCACATACACAAGCTGATGTGTGATCGGTATCTGCGGCGGGGGTATGCCGTCTAATGTCGATCACCAAGCTCCCCGATGGCCGTTGGTTCGTCGATGTAGAACCGATCAAGGGCAAGCGCTTTCGCAAGCGGTTCAAGACCAAGATGGAGGCGCAGCAATTCGAGGCCACCGCGCGTCAGAAGTGTGCGGAAAATCCCTGCTGGACGCTCAGGCCGAAGGACCGTCGGCGTCTCTCGGAGTTGGTCGAACTCTGGTATGAACTGCACGGCCAGACCCTGAGCAACGGGCATCGTTGCGTGGCGATTCTGCGGTTGGTGGCAAAGGACCTGGGCGACCCGGTCGCTGTCTCCCTGGAGCCTGCGAAAGTGGCTCGGTTGCGTAGCCGACAGATAGCCAATGGCATGTCGGGCAAGACCGCGAACAACCGTCTTGGCTACCTCAAGTCCATGTACAACGAATTGCGCCAACTCGGCGTCATTGACTATGAGAATCCGGTAGGGCGCATGCGGCCGCTCAAGCTTCAGGAAAGACCGCTGTCGTACCTGACCAAGCATCAGGTGTCCGAACTGCTTACGGCCCTGGATGCGCGCACCACGTCGCCACATCCGAAGATGGTCGCTCGTATCTGCCTCGCGACAGGGGCTCGATGGGGTGAGGCTCAGGCGCTGACGCCGGAACGTCTGAAAGGTAATACGGTGATCTTCGCCAACACTAAGTCCAAGCGTGTGCGCTCGGTGCCGATCTCGGAAGAATTGGGCGCCGACCTTCGCCGGCATTGGCAGACCCACGGGCCGTTCACGAACTGCCTTGGCGTGTTCCGCCTGGTGCTGCTGTCGACCTCCATCAAGCTGCCGAAGGGGCAGGCCAGCCACGTACTGCGCCACACGTTCGCCAGTCACTTCATCATGAACGGCGGGCACATCGTGACGTTGCAGCACATCCTGGGGCACGCCTCGTTATCGATGACGATGCGATATGCGCATCTATCGGAAGAGCATCTATCCGAAGCTGTGAAATTGAATCCGCTTAACGTTATCCGTGTTGGGTA